CGTTATGCCTCATTTTAAAGAACCATTGCGGTTAAAAAGAAAACAACGTAAAATCCAAAGTTTTAAACGATATCTTCTTTTTAATTTTACCCACCAATGATCTTTTTCCATATCGGTAAGCATTTTTTGAACTATTTTACTTTTGTAAATTCTTGGTTTCATAATATTAAATCAATATTATAGTTTTTGTCTTTCAATTCCGAGTTTAACCGAAAGACTATGATTTATTTTCACGCAACAGACGTAAGAGCAAGCGACCGTTATATCCCAGCTTCGAGCAACTTTCTGGCGAAAGCTACTATGTCTGTAATAATTTTACATTTTCGCAACGCTTCCAGTCTAAGTCATCGGCTCCATTGTCGTCAAAACTGGCAAGTTCATTTATTGCTATTATTCTTTCTTCAAAACCAATAGAAACAATATCATATTCTTTTCCTTTATACTCACATTTCATTTGTCCTGTGAATCCTGTTTTGTCAAATTCTTCTATTGTCATAATTTAATTTTTCAATTATTTTCTCGTATTTTAAAATCAGCCTTTCGGTTTCTTTTAACTCTTTTTTCAAATCGTGAACTAAATTTTCCATGTGTTGACGTCGTTTTAAATTCCTTATAATTTCTTTAGGCGTCATAATTTTAAAATTTTATGTTGATGCTATCTTTTCTCGGGATGGTACCAACTTTAGGAACCTCATTCCCGTAAGCATCTATAAACGATTGTTTTTGAGCTAATTTTAATAGTTCTATACGGGCGTTCAAATCCGCTTTTAATAAACAATATACCTCGTCTTCTTCATAGTTAATCGAGTTACCACCGTTTACAGGCGTAAAATCAACTCCTAAAATAGATTGTTTTTCGGGTAATATATGTTTACGAAATTCAGTAACTGCACTCGATACAACCTCGTTTAAACGAACCAAATTAGCGCCAAACTCCATAATGTCAACATTACCGTTTTCAAGGACATTGTCTACCATACGTTTCCCAGTCATAACAGCTTCTTTTTTAGAAAACGAACTGTCATATAGAGAGGAAAATTGTTCCTCTCTAATATTCATAAATAACTCTTTACTTTGTCCCATAACTTTTTTCTTGTTCACTTGTTAGACTATATTTCGTTTTAACCTGTTCGATCGTATAATTGCCTTCTTTGGCTCTCTTTAATATTTCGTCGTTTGCTTTAGGTTTTTGAACTGCTTTTTGTGCGTCGTCGTCCTCACTACCTATTCCACATATTGAACTTAACGAATACCTACGTGCGTAAGATATACCGCTACCGTAAGCCTGAGCATCGTTTTGCTTTGAACAAAAGATTTCCGCAAGACTTTCAAACACTTCACCCGATTCATGCATTAAAACTGTCTTAACAAAGTTTTTACCTTCGATATTAACAAGGGGTTGCAATAATACTATACCGTTGTTATTTAACGCTGGCACGATAGCCTCAAGAACATCGTTTAAACTTGAGTATTTATTCTTAAAAAAAGGATTTACAGACCCCTTTTTAGGAGTCTGCATTTCTTTTTGAGCCTTAACTAAGGCAATTGCCAAGTTTTTCATAAGTATTTTGTTAAAATTTCGTTTCGCTCTTTTATTTCCTCGTAAGTCAAACTTCCAAACATTGAAAGAATTTCCTCTAATTCAGCCAATCTAACTAAATCAGCTCTTAATTTTCTATTTTCCTCTTCCATGATTAAAGAAGAAAATCTTCATCATTAGGTATTTCGTTCGACGCTACTGCATTAGTTTGAAAGTCACTAACCTTAAGGTTACCGAAGTAATTCTTTTCCTCTTTGGTAGCGTCTTTAAAAGTAGTTTGCAAGCTTGCATCGTTACCATACTGGTCTTTCTCATCATTTACCCATACGTTTAGGTTTAGGTATATCTTACCGTTTTTAGCTTTAGAGAAAGCTTTATTTCCTGCTTTAGCAAGTTCTAATAACTTAGAGAAGTCGATACTTCCATACAATAATTTTGACATAATTTTTTGTTTTAATGATTAATAACTCTGCAAATGTATATATAAACTTTTGAATAAAAAAACTTTTTTATCTAAATTTAATAACTATATTTGCAACATGGAACGAATTAATAGTAATATTTTATCGGAGTCAATTATAAGAACGTTAAATGATAAAGCTTGTTTTTTAGATAAAAACAATATTGTTTGGAAAGTTATAGACGGTAAATGGATAGGAAAAAGAAGTGTTTGGACTTTTGACTTTAGAGCCTGTTGGCTTGAAGATACCAATTTAGAAAATGTAAAATCTTGGTGGTGTGGTAAAGAGTCTAATTATAGAGAAATATTTAATAGATAATAAATAATATGAAGCAAATTGAGATTATTCAGAAAAAATGCAAGGACTACGACCTTAACGTATATGAGGTGTTAAGAGAGGCTAAAGTACCCAGTAACACGGTATTCAATTGGTCCAAGAAAAACCCGAAGCCGTTTGACACATTAGAAAAAATTAATAAAGCAATTGAAAAACTAAAAAAATGAGTGAAGACCAACTTAAGGATGTTATAGTCCAAACTGAAACGTTTAAAGCGTTTCCAATTTTCAAACAGTCGCTAATTTTGAAAAGAAAAAATCTAACACACTTATTAGACTTATTAGGACAGGCTGATAGATTAGGAATAGGGTATTTAAAGCAAAATCCATATTTAATGAGAAGCGATTTTGAATTGATTAAAGAGATATTAAAATGAAATACAAGCAGATTGAAGTGATTGAAACGCTACGTAAACATCCAACAAGCCCATTATGGAATAAAGTTATAAGTAACTGGACTGATGAAGATAAAAAAGAATATTTAAAGCTGAAATACGGTATCGTAACAACAAAAAAGAAAAATCTTTCCGATAAAAAAGTAGTTAGAATTTCAGACGGTACAATATACAGTTCGATAAGCGAATGTGCTAAAATGAATAATATTATATACCAAGTCGTATATAATAATGTTATTGGATCAATTGTTAAACCTAATTTTAAATATTATGAATAAAAATGAAGCTGCTAAACTAATAGCAAACAAAACACACGCAATTTTTAATGATAATAATGATTATGAATTGCTCAGAGAAATTTTATCTTTAGCTTTCCCTGATGATGATTGTACTGAAGATTATAATTTTTATGCCGATGAATTTGATGAAAAAACATACTGCTGTAATAGAAATACTCAAGGGCAATGGGCAAATATAGGTGGTTATATAGCTGATTTAGAAGTTATAAATTTATCGGGTATTGACCATGCTTACTACGATAATTCCAAAGGATCTATCTATCAATTTTGCGAGAATCAAAAGCTGAATGCTTGGGAATTTGAAATTATAAAAAGAGTGGTTAGATGCAGGAAAAAAGGAGAATTTATTTCAGATTTAGAAAAGACTATAAAAGTAATTGAGATATATTTAAGCGAACAAAAGCACTTATATAAAAATCAATACGAAAAGTTAAATGGAAAATAAAGCTTGTTTAGAATGTGAACAATTGTTTAATCATAAAAAAGAATGCTCGAATAATATGGATATAACTAAGTGTACCGGTATTAATTGCCCAATTAAAGAACAATGTAGACGCTTCACCGCTAAAGATAGCGATAAAAACCAATCCTATTTTGCAGAACCACCGATTGAAAACGGCAAATGTGTTATGTACTGGGGGGTCGATAATGACGGGATTTTACAACAACTTAAAAATATAATGAAATGAAAAAGAAACAAATTAACATGCATAAGCTGTTTTGTCTTATGAGCCTTCTTCTCGAAAACTTAGATGAACTAAAAGTAACTAATCCAAGAATGATACAATTAAAAGCCGATTTAACAGAAATGTGTGAGTTACTTAATGATGAATGCAAAGACACATACACGGTACAGAAAAGTACTTATTTCCAAGATATTTCAAATAAGATAAACACAATCATTCGTAAAAACTTTAATCCTGAAATGTAATGAAACAGACAAAACAAAAATCATTAATCGAAAGCACCGTCCAAACAATTATAGGCTTAGGTACGTCGATATTAATACAGGTGATACTATACCCTATATTAGGTATTCCAGTAACGTTCGCAGAAAATATAATAATAACGTTGGTATTCTTTACGGTATCGATAGTAAGAGGGTATTTTGTTAGACGAATATTTGAAAAGATATGAAACAATCAAACTTAACACGAATTAAAAGAGTCTTAGAGTTCTATCGTAAACGTGGTACCAACTCAGAAATAGCTAATAATGTTTACAGAAAAATTTTAAATATAAAATATGAAATCTTTAATGACCATAGCGCAGGATTGTAATATGCGATACAACGATCTAAAATCGAGTATTAAGAATCTAAATTTAGAACCTGCAAAAAGAGAGGGCAGGCGTATTTTCTTTGACAAAATACAAGAAGATTATATCCACCAAATACTATATTTTGAAGGAAAAATTACTGAAATAACTTTAGAATCGAAAATAAATTATGATAATAATATCTAATTGATTATCTTTGCTGAGTAATTTAGTGAGATTTATTACAACCTAAAATATTATAAGAATCCGATACGGAAAGCGAAATCTCACATCACGCTGACTGTATCGGATTTTACATTTTAAAAAAATAAATTATGAAAGCATTTGAGTTAACAAAAACAAATTACGAGTTCGACACTCATAACGAATCAGGAGAATTTAAAGAATACATAGAATATGTATTTGAAGGTAAAAATACTATATACTTAGTATTCAAAAAAGGATTTACAAACGAAAATCCAATAAAACATATTAAAAAATATTATATGAGTAGAGGTTGGATTAAAGTTAAATTTTTTAAACAATAATATTTAATTCCCAGCTATGGATTGATTAGCAAATAATTATGAAAGAAGTACGTATAGAAATTTCAGAAATTAGAAGAATTGCTGGAATTGAAAAAGTTTCGATGAGTTTTGTTTTGAATGTTCAAAAATATTTAGAACAAAAAAGACAAAATGAATTATTTATTAGAGCAAATGTTATTTACGATGGTTACCCTTCGGCACTTGAAAAAATAGCTATGAATACTGAAAAACAATAATTATGGAAAATCATTATTTACAAAAATTAGCTGAATCAGGATTTTCAATTATACCATGTAATGAAAATAAAGCACCCTCTGGAGCTTGGAAAAAATATCAAACCGATGCAAGGACTAAATTAGAAGTTAAAAATCTAAATAGTACTAAGTATGGTATAGTTACAGGATATAATAACCTTGAGGTTATAGATATTGATTGTAAAACTTTGTCTACATTAAAAGAACAAAAAGAGTTTTGGGATGAATATTTAGGATTTTTAATGGACAATATCGATGACTTCGACAAAAAGTTTGTTATAAAAAAAACACTAAATAAAGGGTTTCATATTCTTTATAGATGCAAAAACATTCAGGGTAATACAAAAATTGCTAAATTAAAAGGAAGTACTGAAGCCTTAATAGAAAGCCGAGGGATTGGCGGTATGGTAATAGCTTATGATGATACTTTAAGTAAAATAAACTATCACGAAATTAAAGAAATAAGCGAAGATGATAGAGAAATTCTTTGGAGTTGTTCAAGAACTTATAACTATATTAATGAAGTTGCAATTGAACCTATAAAAAATAAAATTGAATTTCAAGAAAATGAAATAACCTGTTGGGATGACTTTAATGCTAAAACAGATATTTTCGACATTATAAATAATGATTTTACTATTGTTGCAAATCATAATAAAAAATATGTTGTAAAGCGTCACGGTTCTGCAAGCCCACATTCTGGGTATGTTTATAAAGAAGATAATAGGCTATATCTTTTTAGTACTGGTACTATATATCCACATGAAAAACAAATAACTCCTTTCATTGCTTACGCATGGAAATACCATAACGGAGATTTTTCTAATACAGCTAAAGACTTATATAACAAAGGTTTCGGTTCACGTTTAAAGTCTAAGATTAAAGAGCTAAAACAATCAATAGTACATGAAGATCCTAAAATAAATTCCAAAGACTTAGTATTCCCTATTGATATATTCCCTATTGATATACAAGAATATATATTGGAATGCAATTCTAAGTTAGATAGTAGCGTTGAATATATGGGTTGTTCTTTACTATGGTTAATTTCTGTTTGTATAGGAAATTCTATAAACGTTGAGGTAAAAAAAGGGTGGATTGAAAACTTAACAGTTTGGATTTCAATTGTAGGTAAAGCAGGTTTAGGTAAAACTCCTTCAATATCTAATATAGTATTCCCATTAACTAAAATAAATGCTAAGGAAATAAAGAAGTATATTAAAGAAAGCGAAAAGTATGATTACTATATTAACCTACCTAAAAAGGAAAAAGACGAACATAGCGAAGTTAGTAAGCCTATTAAAACACAATTCATTGCTAATGATATTACACTTGAGGCACTTGTTGATTTACATCAGGAAAGCGATAATGCAGTAGGAGTATTTAAAGATGAACTTGCAGGATGGCTTAAAGATATGAATAAATACCGTGAGGGTTCAGACCTTGAGTTTTGGCTTAGTACATGGAGTGGGAAATCAGTTAACCTAAACAGGTTAAGTAGGAAAGGTTCGTTTGTTGAAAAGCCTTTTATACCTGTTTTAGGGGGTATTCAACCGAGTATTTTTAATACTTTTTATACTGACGAAAATAAAGATAATGGATTCATGGATAGAATGTTATTGTGTTATCCTGATTTAAAAATTGATAAGTATAATGAAAACGAAATAAGCGACGAAATACTAACATGGTATAAGGAAACCGTTATTTCATTTTACGATACAATTAAGGGTATTATTAAACGTGATGATGAAGGCGAAATATTATCTTTAACGGCTAAATTTTCAGATGAAGCAAAAATAGAATGGAAGCGTATGTTTAACGAGATGACAGATATACAGAACGATGAAGAGGAAAATGAGTATTTAAAATCGATGTTCCCGAAACAAAAATCATACGTCCCACGTTTTGCGTGTTTAATACATGTTTTTGATGAGTTTTTTACCGAAGGTGGTAATACATTACTAATTTCAAAAGATAGCGTCTTAAAAGCTGAAAAACTAAGTAAATATTTCATTGCTACGGCTAAAAAGATAAAAGTAAATTCAGTTGATGTTTCAAAACTGAAAAACACTATTACTGCTAATAAAGGTAAAAATGAAAAAGAAAAGTTATTTGAGATATGGAAAGTCAACGGCAAATTTAATCGTAGTGAAACTGCTGAACTTTTAGGAATTTCACGCAGGAGTGTGCAAAGTTGGGTTAAAGAGTTTGAAATTGCACAGTAGTTTTGCACAGTAGATTGTAGCGTTCATAAGGGTTAACAAGTAAAAGTGTGCAAAATGCACAGTTGCACACTTAGATAATATATATTTTATATTTGAAAAAATATAAGTTATTTAAAAAAAAGTGTGCAATTTGCACAGTTCGGCTCTTAAGCCTTATGAATGCTACAATCTACTGTGCAAAAAGTGTGCAAAACAATAAAAAAACAAAGTGTGCAATTTGCACAGTTAAAATAAAAAACCATGAATAAATATATTTTAAGAGATTATCAAGTACAAAACGCTAAAGAATCAACCGAAATATTAAACCGATTAGGAATAGTATATCTGCAACATGAACAACGTAGCGGAAAGACATTAACAGCCCTTAAAATAGCTTCAAACGTAAACGCAAACAATGTTTTGTTTTTAACTAAAAAGAAAGCTATTAGTTCAATAATCGGAGATCATAAAGATTTTAACTTTAATTTCAATTTAGAAGTTACAAATTATGAAAGCCTACATAAAGTAACAGGTTCATTTGATTTAGTAATATTAGACGAGGCGTCAAGCTTAGGAGCATATCCGAAGCCTAGTATAAGAACAAAACTGATAAAACAAAAGTTCGCAAACCATAAACTGATATTACTTTCAGGAACGCCAGCGAGCGAGAGCTACTCGCAATGGTTTCATCAATTTTGGGTTTCTAATAAAAGTCCTTTCAAAAATTACATAAACTTTTATAAATGGGCAAAAGATTACACGACACCATCATTCATATACACCACGTACGGACAAAGCAATGATTATTCAAAAGCTAAAATTGATTTGATTGATAAAGTAATACAATCTTACGTTCATAAATTTTCACAAAAATCAGCAGGTTTTGAAAATGTAATTATAAAACATTTGCATTTCATAGATATGCTACCAATAACCTATAGAATAATCGATAAACTGAAAAAAGACAATATCGTAATTGGTAAGGAAAATAACATAATTGCAGATTCATCAGTAAAGTTAATGAGTAAGGTTCATCAACTCGGAACAGGGACAATTATTTTTGATAGCGGAGACAAAGCTATTATAGACTATTCTAAGGCATTATTTATTAAAAACAATATCAAAGGTAAGTTAGCTATACTTTATTACTTTAAAGAAGAATTAACTATGCTTATTGATGTGTTTGGAGATAATATAACTAATGACTTAGAAGAGTTCAATAAAACCGATAAACATTTTGTCGGTCAGCAGTATTCTTGTGCAATGGGAGTGAATCTAAGTAAAGCAGATAATTTAATATATTTGAATTTTGGATTTTCTGGAACAAATTTCGTCCAAAGCATCGACAGATTAACAATATTAAGCAGAAAAGAAACTAATGTGCATTTTATTTTAGCTAATAAAACACTTGATTTACAAATTTTAAAAACTATTGAAAATAAACGTAACTTTACTATAAAAATGTATGAGCAGTTTTCAAGCTAAGATTATTAAAGAATACGAAAACAAAGGCTACATCGTTTGGAACGTTATTAAACTTTCAGATGCGGGTTTTCCCGATTTAGCATTATTCAAAGACGGAAAAACAATCTTTATAGAATGTAAGGAAGGTAACGATACTATTAAACCATTGCAAAAATATAGAATAGACCAATTGATTAAACAAGGGTTTGAAGCTTATTGCATACATAAAGAGAAAGGAGTTATATATGGCATTAAAAAAACCTAAACCACCAACAATCCAAGAACTAGAAGCAGAGAAACGAAAGCTACTACAAGGTGGTAATCCAAAAAGACTACAGCAGCTTATTGACTACCTAGATTATTTTTATTACGGAATTGAAAAAAAATAATTAAAAACTATTGCATATCTAAATATAATAACTATATTTGCGTATAACTTTAAACTAAACACCATGAGCAACGTACAACGTTTTTATCTTTGGCTACAAAAAACAGGTAATATATACCTAGCCGACAATGAGCAGGTAACAAAAGCATTTCACAAAATAGCAACTAAATAACCATGATAACAGAAATAAGCTATTTTAAGGTACATTTAAGCGTCGATTACGACATGAACGGTACTTACTATCCAAAAACACGTTTTGAGCCAGCAGAGTATTCCGATTTGATTATAAACGGTATATACGTAGGAGATAGTAATATCGATATACAGAATATGCTACTCGAAACGCAAATAGATGACATTATAAGCCTTATCACCAATGATTAGGTACTATGCAGGACTTTTTATTGTTATTATATTTGTAATATCAATTATATTACTTATCTTTGCGTAATGCATCCATCAAGAATATTTAAGTCACCAGACGAATTAGAACACGCTTGGACTCTTTATAAAGAGAGTCTTAAGAAAGAAGCCCTAGAATGGGTGAAAGTTCAGTATGTAGGTAAGGAAGGACAAAGAATGGAAGACGCTTTTAAACTACCTTACACAATGGAAGGGTTCAGCGTATATTGTTATAAAAATCACGGGGTTATCAAACATTATTTTATTAATACTGATAACTATTACAATGACTTCTGTACTATCTGTTCACATATAAAAGAGGAAATTCGACATAATCAAATAATGGGTGGCCTATTAGGTATATATAATCCTAGCATAACACAACGATTAAATTCCCTAGTTGAAAAATCGGAAGTAACAGAAAAGAAAGAACAGCCTTTGTTCGGAGATGTTTAAAATAAAGGTACTTTTTCAATTAGGTATAAGTATTGTTTCGTATATTTGTTTTATGGAAAAAATATACTATGTTTACTCGCATTTGAATCCAATAACAAAAAAAGTTTTTTACATTGGTATTGGTAAAAACGATAGGGTTATAGACGCAGGAGCTAAAAGGAACAAAGCTTGGAAAAAAGAAGTTTATAATGCGGGAGGTTTTTTATTTGAATTTCTACATATTGGTATTTTTAAATCAGAGGCTTTGGAATTAGAAAGATTTTATATAAAAAAAACAGGGCTAATTAACTTAACTAATATTGTTGGTGAAGAAGGTAATAGTACAGCTTTTAAGAAAGGATTAATTCCTTGGAACAAAGGATTAATTGGGTTGCAATCATGTGTATATAAAAAAGTAATTATAAACGGTATTACTTATGATTCTGTTGCTGAATGCATTAAATTGTTAAATATAGGAAAATCTACATTTTATAGATGGGTTAAGAAAAATAAAGTTATTTATGTTTAAATATACAACTGCAATTAAAAAACTTCGTGCGATGACTGCACGTAAAAAAGTAATACAAGGCGGAACATCCGCTGGGCAATAGCCCCCTTATTTAGTTAAGGGGGCAATTTGGAAAAACCTTTGGAATACTACCTATACTAATTGATAAAGCTACTAAAACTTCAAAGCTTAAAATTACTATTGTAGCCGAAACGTTACCTGCAGTCAAAGAGGGTGCATTGGATATATTTAAAACCGTAATGCAAGATACAGGGCGATGGATTGAAAACAATTGGAATGCATCCAGCTTATCATATAAGTTTTGTAATGATAGTAGAATCCAATTCAAATCATTTGATACCGTAGGTAAAGCCAAGTCAAGTGGTAAGAGAGATATTCTTTTCTTAAACGAGGCCAATCATATTCCATTCGATATTGCTGATGCTTTAATGATTAGATCCAAAGAAACATGGATTGATTTTAATCCTGACAATGAATTTTGGGTTCATACTGAAACACTCCAAGAACCTAATAGTGAGTTTCTATTACTTACGTACCACGATAATGAAGGATTACCACCTGAAACCTTAGAAGACCTCTTAATTAAACAAACAAAAGCTTTTTTTGATGTTGATAAAGATTGGAATGACGCTAATAACATAAAAAATAGTTATTGGGCTAATTGGTGTTATGTATATATCTTAGGCGAGATAGGGAACTTGGAAGGCGTAATTTTTAATAATTGGAAAATAATAGATAACATCCCACCTGAGGCAAGACTTCTTGGGTATGGAGTTGACTTTGGTTATACCAACGACCCTACTGCAATTGTTGAGATATATAAGTATAACGACACCCGTATATTGAACGAAATTTGCTATCAAAAAGGATTATCAAATAAACAAATAGCGGATAAAATACCAACGTTAAACCCAGCCTATTGCGATAGTGCCGAACCTAAGTCAATAGCAGAGTTGCAGGACTTAGGAATAAATGCATATCCAGTGCGTAAAGGTTCCGATAGTATTAACTTTGGTATTCAATTAATGCAAGAACAAAACTATTTAGTTACCGAAAATTCAAGGAATTTAATTAATGAGCTTAGAAAATATGCATGGGCAGTTGATAGAAAAACAGGATTGAAAACAAATAAACCTATCGAAACATGGAACCATATTTTAGACGCCACACGCTATCACGAAATGGAGTCAATAGGGTATGAAAATAATTCATTATGCGTAAAATAACAGAACTTAAAGCAGGCGATTTTATAGACCTGCAGGAATATGCAAAGGCACTTTCAATCGAAAGTGAAGATTCAATTAATATAATAGAAAAATTTTACTTACTTTTGATGGATAGAATGCCGTCAACAGAAAAAGAATGTTTCGAAATAGTTGAGGAATACGCAAAACAAATTGAACAAGTCAAAGAAGATTTTGAATGGATATTCAATCCGCCACCTTTACCTAGTACAACTGAATCAAATTTAAATACAACAGGCGATGAGTATAGAAAAGAGTTCGCTACTATTTACGGGGGTTGGGTAGAATTGGTTTATTTAATATCTAGAGGAGATGTTTTAAGACATTCCGAGATTATGGAAATGAAATGTCAGGACTTTTTATTTTGGGGTAATTATTTATTACATAAGAAATTCGTAGAAAATATAAAATGATAAGTAAAATAACAGATTACATAATTGAAAGGTTTGAAGAGGATGAAATGGTACATACTATCTCTTTGTCACCTATTGACTTAATCGATACTAAAAAGGAAAATATATATCCATTAGTTGCAATTAGATTCAATGCTAAGACAGCAGACGACGACGTGTTACTATATGATTATACTATTCACATATTGAAGCAAAGAGATAGTAATCGAAAAGTAAAGCCTTCGAAAATAATGGAGGAATCAAATTGGATTGATAATCTAAACGAATGCGATTCAATAGCAATGAAATTCATTAATTACATAAGAAGGTTCGACATTAACAGCAACATAACTATTAATACAATATCGGAGTTGGAACCGTTATCGGAGTTCGGGGGTGCGAACTTAGACGGGTTTGTTTTTGATATTGTATTGAGTAGTCCCAACACAGGATATTGTGGAATATAGCGAAGTTGAAATAAAAGCTATTGCGAAAAAAATTGTCGACGCTTCAAAAAAGACCGCTCATGTTGACACGGGATATTTAAAAAGAAGTATATATTATGTTATTGATGAACGTGGGAAGTTAGAATTTGGCGAAGTATTTTACGGCCAATTTTTAGATAACTCCGATTTAAAAGAGAATATAAAAAAAATGCTCCCGAGTGATATTCCCTATTCATTAATATGGACAGATGAAAACGGAACACCATACGAGGCAATAAAAAAAACAGCGTCGGGAAGGATAGTACAAAAAACGGTAACGCCTAAAATTAAGCAAAAGAAACTAAGTATCGGAGGAATTAAGAATTTCTTAAAAGGATTGAAAAATGGCGAAACGAAGGAGCAAAGCACAGATAACAGCGGACAAGATAATTAGAAAAAACCTCGATATTTTAGGAGAAAAAATACAAAAGGAAACTAAAAAAATCACGAGGGTTTTAACAGGTAGGCTAAAGAAGTCGGTTAATTTCAGAGTTGAAAAAGACACTCAGTTAGTAATGACACAACAATCATACGGTAAAGATGTTAGACCTGCGGGGAAAAATGAAGGTGAATTAAATGCACTTATGATAACTGTTAAAAAAGAAATACCAATAGCTACCGAAATAATGATTAAAGAGATAAAAGAAAGTATTTTATATCCGTTTAAAAATAAATAATGGCAATAACACCCACAACAATAACAAGTCAAGACCAAGTCTATTTAACTGGGTCGCCTATAAACTTAAGAATTAGAAACCTTGCAGGATCCAATACTATAAAATCAGCTGTATGTGAGTTGTATATATGGAGTGGTAACTTAAATGCCCCTCCTACATTGCCAAGCTATACACTTGTTGCAGATAAAGTATCTAAGTTAGATAACTATATCAATTTTCAAATAGCAGAAATATTACGAAGTCACATTGTAGGTACGAAATTCGCTTGGGTTTCAGGCAATGACGCTCCTAGTATAGCAGGTGAAGGAGTATTTTTTCAAACTAAATATCAGGTTACAAATGATTCAAATATAGAATCAGCTATTTCAAGTACAACCAATTTCGCGACGCTTGGATATAGATATGACTTTGAGCAGGTTGGAGATGTAGGTAAGCCACAACCATACTTAAGCCTATTGCCTATCAACTATTCAAGAAACTATACAGATAAGATAAAGTATTTTAAACGCGCTTTTGATTTTACAAAGACATTGGGCACAGCAACAACCGAAAATGTAATTTCAAGCGTTGTTAATCCATTAACAACTTGCAAACCTCAATTAGGCGATAAGTACTTAGTAGTTTATATTAACCGCTTAGGCTTATGGGATTACTTCACACCGTATGGTAAGGCGGTTAAGAATATAAAAGTAAACACGGATACTAATCCAAGATTATACAGAAACCCAAATAGTATAAATAATAACATTATCCATTCAAAAAGCAGGAAGATAGATAATTCAGAGCAAACGTACATCATTAATACGGGCGATTTAAACGAAACAATGACTGAACAAGTTGAAGAAGTTATATATTCGCCTTTAGTTTACTTAATGGAATATACAGGCGAAGTATATACAACTGTTAACTTAGGCCTTACAGTTGACACTACAACGGTAACAGTTGACAACACAACATATACAGTAGACAATGATACCGTAACGACATTAGACTTAGGTTACTACTCAACTTACAAGCAAATTCCTGTTACCTGTGAAAATCAAAGTTTCACTAAAAAAACAAGACTAAACGATAAAGGAAAGATAAATTATGAACTAAATTTCAACGTGACAATTGGAAGGATAAATAATTTAAGATAATGAATTTACAAACAGAAGTATATATTTCAATAGATAATGAAAACTTTTACAAAGTCGATTTAGCGAAAAATGAATCTATAAATATGAAGTATGTATTGAAAGATACAACTGACTTAAGTAAGATATTTTCACCGTTTAGCTTATCATTTACTTTCCCAGGCACGCTAAACAATCAAAGGATTTTCGGTTTTGTAGGGAATACAAAAGTTTTCAAAACAAAAACAGATAATGTTTTCCCTTGTAAAATATATTCCAATGGTTTAATTTCTCAAACAGGAAAATTAAAACTTACCGAAGTCCGAGAGGAATTTGGTTTAGTAAAATCATTCACGGCAAACTTCACTACTACAATGATATCTTTACAAACAAGGATGGGTAACGACCTTATCAATGACTTGCCTGCTTCACCTGTAGAGATTAATTGGCTCCCAAATGATGTGTATAGTTCTTTAAGTTCGGTAAAGCTACATCCCTCAGGTGTGAAGTATTACGTTCCTTTAATTTCAAGAAGTAGAATATTTCAAAGGCGATTGAATACTGGCAACAATTATCTTGACAATGTATATTTTGTAAACGGTGCGAATCCGTTAAATAATCAGACTATAAAGTCCTCAGAGTTAAGGCCTGCAATACAAGGGCGTGCAATTATTGATTTAATTAAAGCGAAATACGGTTTAAATATCGAAATGCCTTTAGAAACAAAACAAGAATATAACGATTGGTATTTATATTGTAACGCAGAAATTACAGCTACAAATAAATTATCGACAGTCGATATAATTAACAACTTCACCCTATCGGTTATAAGCCAAAATATTGACCGTGGTGGCGATGGGTTGCCAGCTAATCCTAGATATAATACAGTTGTTAATTTAACTACCAACACGGTAACGGTAACGCAAAACAATTCTTTTTACCCTACAAGATGGGGTGGTGATTTTCAGTTGACAGTAAGGTTAAACAGCATTATCATATTGGATGATTCGTCAACAGGTGACTTCTTAGTAACTGTAAGGCGTTCAGATGACAGGATATTGTTTAACGAAACTATTTCGAAAGTTAATAACGTTGCAACTGTTGAAATAAATATTACAGATGAAATGTTCATTTCTAATGTTTTAAGTTTTAAAATCGAGGTTTCACCAAAACAAATTTCTTCTTGGGGCACGATGGATATCTTCACTATACAAGAATACTATCATACCTATAAATTTTTTGGATTTAATTCATTAGAAAGAAAGAAATGGAGGTATGCAAGTTTTTCAAATAACAATAGTGTTGCTTCAGGCGGTGGTATAATAGACTTATTCAAAGCTATTCCCGAAACAAAATGTGTAGACTTTCTAAATTCATTTTTCAAAACGTTTAATATATCAATATTCGACGCTTCACCAAATGATGACAAACTTTTTTGGCTAACACCAACAGACTTATTAGTTGAAAACAATGCCTATTCTAAAAAAGTAGTCGATTATACGCCTTATATAGTATCGCAATCAGTTAATAAAAGCCTACCTGCTGACTTTAATTACTACAATTTCAAACATTTAACATCAAAATATAAGTCAAACGTAGATTTTAAAAGCACTTTTGGAGTTGAGTTTGGACAAACAACATACCCAGCGGTTAAGCCAACCGAAAATCTAAACGAATTTAAAGTAGAAACAGGATTTTCAATACTTGAAGCGTTACCTATATCGGGTATGGCGGACGAATTTACGTCTTATGGTTTTGGCTCAGATGCTCCCGAAACGTTATCAGGTGGTGAAAAAAGATATAAGCCCAATACCAATGAGTTGACTATTTTTTTTAACGCAGGATTAAGGAATTTATCAGGCGATAAAAGACTTGGGTTTCAAAAGACATTAGGCGTTGGGGCACTTACTACAGCTGCTTTAAATTCATATATAAAAACAAGCCCTGTACACCCTAATGGTTTTAGTTTTGGTTTTAGTTTAATACATGAGAGTACTATACGATCATTATACTATGATTTTTATAAGGTACTAACGGAAAGATTATTGAACCCAAACACGTTAAACCAATCCTTTGAATTAGAATTGCCTGCGAGTGAATTGGTATTGAATTACGCAACGACCTCGCAAGGGCAATCATTGGTTCCCGATGGTTTCAGATTACAAAATGAAATAGTATTGCAGGAAAATAGATTTTCGGTAATCGATGCGACAATTGATATAACAACAGGGAAAGCAAAAATGAACTTATTAAATTTTACATAAAATGGCAGACGAAACTAGCAAGGAAAAGGTTATTATTGATTTTAGCACGAATGCGAATGCTATAAAAAAAGACACGGATAATCTAAGGGCATCAATTGATACAACGGTAACGTCAACGGATGAGCAGACAAAAGCGATTGAGTTGCAAGATGTAGCTTACAAAACGCTTAAGACCCAATTACGTGAGGCTAATAACGAACTTACAAAGTCTATTCAATTATATGGCGAAACCTCACAACAAGCTGTTAATGCTGCGAAAGGTGTTGCCAACTTAAAAGACCAGATAGGTTTTGCGAAAGACTTAAGCGAGTCTTTTAATCCCGACCAAAAGTTTAAGGCGTTGGGTGCAGCTACACAGGTTGCAGGTACTGGATTACAGGGAGTGACTGCGGGAATGGCTCTGTTTGGTGGTGAAAGTGAAGACACGCAAAAACAATTATTGAAAGTGCAGGCTGCAATGGCTTTTAGCGATGCTATATCTAATCTTTCAAATGTAGCAGACCAATTAGCTGTTTTAAAATCAGTACTTTCAAATACTTGGACAACATTAACCACAGCAAAAGCAGTTGACACAACAGCAACAGCATTAAATACAACAGCAGTTGGTGCAAACACAGCAGTTGTTGTAGCGGAAACGGCAGCAGTTGAAGGTTCTACATTTGCAACCACAGCGGCAACAGTTGCAACCAATATTTGGAACGCAAGTTTAGCAATTGCACTTGCACCTGTAACTTTAATAGTTGCAGGAATAGCAGCCTTAGTTTTAGGAATTGGATATTTAACTGGGGCGTTTGGCGACTTTTCTGGAGAAGCAGCAAAAGCAACAGCAGCAAATATGGTTCTGAACCAACAGATGGACAATTTAAAATTAAATGCTGCGAAAGCAAATGAACAGATGGCATTTAGTTCTCAACATAGTTTAGCAATGGCAAAAGCGCACGGAAAAAGCACGGACGCAATTAGAAAATTAAGTGAGGAATTAATAAACCAAGAGGTAGCGGAAAAACGAGTTAATGCGGTTAAAGCTCAATCTATTTTCTTAGAAGCTAGGAGAGTTGCAGGATTAGAAGACGCAACCGACGCTCAAAAGAAAACGTCTCAAGAAGCTTATAAATTATTTCAAGAACAAAACGGAATCTATAATGATTCTTTAAAAGCACGTCGACAATTAGCATCAGATAACCAAATAGCTATTGCTCAGGAAGAAACTGATGCACGTATAAAAGCAGATGAGAGAGCAGAGGAAAATAGAAAAAAAGATGAAGAAAAAAAGAAACAAGAACGGGAAAATGAAAAAAAGCATCGAGAAGACTTATTAAAAGATGCAGATGAATTTTTCAAAAATGCAGCAGAAAAGCAAAAGGAAAAAAACGATTTAGATGCTCAATTACAAAAAGACCAATTAACTACTTTAGCGGATGGACTAAAAGAATTTCGAGATTTTGAAAGCGAAGATGCTACTGCTAAAATTGAAATAGATGAAGCCGTTGCAAAAAATAAAGAACAGGTAACTGCTAGAATGAACGCTAACACAGACACTCTTTTAAAAGGATTAGCTGCAGGAGCAATAAAAAATAAAGCTATACAGAAAGCTGCTATTTTAGCAGATAGTGGGATAAACTTAGGGAAAACAGTAATGAATACTGCGACCGCAATTGGGCAGGATTTAAAATTAGGTTTCCCTCAAAATATAGCTCCTATTGCGTTAGACGTAGCCGTCGGTGCAATGTCAACAGCTTCAATCATACAAGGTACTGCAACAGCATTAAAAGCAGTCGGGGGTGGCTCAGCACCGAGCGCACCGAGTTTGCCAAGCGCACCCTCAGGGATAGGAGCGACACCTCAAACAGGGTTCCAAGCTAGTAGCGAAAATCAAATTGCAACATCAATAGCGAACGCACAACAGCAACAGCCTATCATTAAAGCTTTTGTCGTAGGTAGCGAAGTTACAACACAGCAGAATTTAGATTCTAACTTAGTGAAGCAAAATAGTTTTGGGGGCGTAAATATTTATTGATAAAATAAATATGATTCATATAAAATAATTTACTATATTTGTTAAAATAAATAACTGTATGAAGTTGTACAGCACTCAAAAAAATATAATATCCCTTTCTGCTTAATTGCGGACAGGGATATTTTGCTTTAAAAAAATATGAAAAGATATAAAATAGAAACAGGATTAGACTCGAAAGGACTTTTAAAAGTTTCATTTGTCGATGAACCTGCTATACAATCTACTCTACTTTATTTTTCAGAGGAAAAAATTAACTTTATATTTCAAGATGAAGAAAAGAAAATAATATACGCACCCGCTTTAATTCCTGACTTAGATATTTTTAGAAAAAATATTAATGGTGAACAAGGAACTGTTTTTTTTGATAAAGAAACAATTTTAAAATTACACATGGACGGTTGCCGTAATGGATACGATCAAAACATCAATCTTAACCATGATACGGAATCCAATTTAGAAGGTGTATTTTGTTTTGAAAATTGGATTATTGAAGACGCAGTACAAGATAAGTCTTTTAAACTAGGTTTTGATTTACCAATTGGCACATTAATGAAAGGGTATAAGATTGACAATGAGAACGTTTGGAACGATATTAAAGAAGGAAAAATAACAGGCTTATCAATTGAAGCTTTATTGATGCCCGTAGAAAACGAAACAGTAAATTTAAAAAAAGAGAATATGAACAAAAAAACGATTATTGAAAAAATAGTCGCACTTTTTGCAGACGAAAAAACAGAATATGCCTCAGGTATTTTCGGAAATTCGCTTGAAAATGGGGCGGTTGTTTCGGATGCCGAAGGGAATCCAGTTGCCGATAAAGAATTTGAATTTGAAGGCAAAAAATACAAAACAGATGCTGAAGGCAAAGTTTCCGAAGTTGAAGAAATGGAAGCTGAACCTATGGTAGAAGAAGCACCTGTAGAAGATGACAAAGACGCTAAAATTTTAGAATTAGAAACTAAAATAGCGGATTTAGAAGCTCAATTGACACAAGAAAAAGCTACTAAGATGTCAAAAGAAAATGACTTAGAAGCTCAGGTTTTGAAATTAGAAACAGAATTAATCGACGCTAAAAAAATAAAAGCGAACCCAGTACAAGTTGAATTATCTTACGATAAAATGACAAACGCACAAAAAGTAAAATTTAACAGAAACAACTAAAAAAAATGGCAGTATCATTTACAGGCGTAAAAACCGCGCAAACAGAATACACGGATGTAATACAAGAAGTGTATGCAGACTCACCAACCTTCAGAGGTGAGACAATCGAAATTTCAGAGGGTCACAAATCAGGGATGGACATTTACGAAAGTTCCGCAAGTGTAACTTTCTCAGCAGCTAACTACGGTTCAGTAACTGCGGATAACGTAGCTTTGTCTACTCAAAAATCAGTTGTTAATCTTAAGACATTTAATGTTGAAGGAATTATTGATGAGAGTTCTTTATTAAATACTAAGTTTGAGAAAACAATGGCAGCAGGAGCTTACAATGTTATTTCAGATGAGTTCGACAAAAAAGTATTAATTCAAATCCAACCAGCAACAGGGGCTAAACTTGAAAGCGGAGTTTGGAATGGAGCAACTGCTGCAACAAAAGCATTAATCGCAGGATTAACACCGGGTGCAGCACAAGGTTCAGTATCAGCAGGTGCGCAAACATTAGTGGCCGCAATGCCTACTACATTCTTTGACTCAGTGCCTGCAACAATGATTTACAACGACTCACAATCAAAAGCAGTACCGGGTGCAGGATTGGGAGATTATAAAAAAGTACTTACTATTGCAGCGGTTACTACGGCTACAATCGTAGCGGAATACGTTAAAATTTATAATACTATTCCAGACGAAATCCTTGTTAAAACAGGTGAAGAAGCTCCAGTTATCTACGCTCCTAAAGGTGATTATAAATTAATCAAATCAGTTAACCGTGTACAAGGTGCAGCGTTACAAGAGAACTTTGTTGGAACAAGCTTTAACGATATGTATTTTAATGATATCAAAATCATTTTTGTTGACTTAGTAGGTTTTAGAATTGTAGCTCCAAAAAGTAACTTGAAGTTAGTTATGGACTTAAATAGTGATTCTTCACAATTGATTATTGAAAAAGAGGCAAACGCTTCAACTCGTAGAATCGTGAAAATTATCAACTCAATGACTACATGGGTTGTATTGCAAAAATGGAATGTCCTTTACGGAGGTTAATATAAAAAAAATTCTAACAAAGACCCTCTCGATTGAGGGGGTTTTTTAATACTAAAAAATATGTGTGGAACAACTTTGACAGCGTCAAGAAAAAAAACAGGGTTCGTAAAACCTAAAGGGTATAAAGCTATATCTTTTGCTACATGGAGTAGTGCGAACGTAATACAGAATACAGCAACAGGGGTGGTTCTTATTCCTGCAGGGATTACAGCTATTTATCGTTTTGAGGTAAAAAATACAGCGGATAACTATATCGAAACAGCAACTAAAGACATTACTACAATGACTGGGCAGGTTGCAGGGACAGGAACATTTGCATTAATGTATTGCGACAGGCTTAAAAACGTAGCGGATGCCGAAGCGTTATTTGATGGTGTTTTCAATGTTTTCTTCGAAGGAAATGACGGAAGCATAATCGTAGCTGGAGCAGTTAATGGAGCGGATGTACTTACTATTGTAGAGTCTACAGATGCGCAAGGGTTCTTGTTTACAATCTCTACAATGGAACCGACTTTTGCTTATACATTAGCACCTGCAGCAGTAACGGCTTATAATTCAGCATTAGTAGCTACTGCATAATGAAAGTTTTAAAATTAAATACACCCTTTGAGTTGAGCGCAGTTGTAAGGACTGCGCCTGACTATGGGGACGTATTAGTTTTCAAGGCTATCAATGAATTTTCACAAGTTGAAATAGTTCAAACATTAGTCTGGACAAAAAGAAATGATAGATTATCTTTTATTTTAGCCTCAAATATTGATTTTGTTGCAGGAAATAAATACGAAATATCAATTTCAAACAATTCAAAGGTCATTTATTTAGGTAAAATGATAGTTGTAAAAGAAATTACGGACATTCAAAACTACTCACAATCGAAACAAACGACACCAAGGTTCATTTAATGACATTTTCAGCTTATATGCCCTCAATTACTGAGGTCGTAGTAGGCACGAAATACATATTAAATGGAACAAATAACGAAAATTACAAGCTTTTTAGCGATGCGTATGATGACAGCGTCACTAATAGTGCGTGCATTAACGATATTGTTAATTTAATTATTGGCGAAGGATTAATCAATAAAAATATTGGTGGTAAAAATCCAAATATTTATATATCTAAAAAAGACATTAGGCTTATTGTAATGGATTTTAAAAAACAGGGGGCGTTTACTTCGCAAATTGTTTGGGGTTTAGAAAATAAACCAGCTAAAATCTTTCACTTACCTATTGAATCAACAGCTTTGAATATCGATAAAGATATGAATGTTGACGGATATTGGTATAGCTACGATTGGAGCAAAAAGTATAAATATACACCTCAATTTTATTCTGACTTTAACGGTGAAAAACCTGAAAACGGAATAAATATAATTAGAGTAATAAGACCCACGAATGAGCCTTTATTTCCGAAGCCTGACTGGTATTCAGCTTTAAGATGGGCACAAGATGAGGGACTTATGGCACAGCATTCTTATAGAGATATTAAGACTGGATTCTCAGGAAAAAAAGTAGTGAATTGGGTTGGTGGACGTGGATTAAGTGACGAACAAAAAAACACTGCAGCAAAAGAATTAAGAGATAAATTTAGCGGGATAGACGGACAGGACACCATTGTTTCAATAGGTAATACTGCAGAAAATGCAGTTGTAGTTGACAATATAGACCCACCTAATGTTAATGCTACTTATGTTAACTATACAGAGGAATCAGAAAGGAAATTATTAATTGCGCATTCATACCCTGCGATATTATTAGCGGGATCTAAAACAGGTTTCAGCTCAAATGCGGATGAAATTGCCGTAGCTACTAAGTCTGTTTTCAGACGTGTAATTAATCCTATTCGTGAAATTATTTTAGATGGATTACAGGAAGTATTCAATAAAATTGATTCGTCAATTATTTTAGATTTTAAAGATTTTGAAAGTGAAGAGTTAGACAATAACGGAACTGAAAATGTAATCGGAATAAACGAACAGACTTCGGAACAACAGAACGCAAGTGCACAGGCTAATCTAAGAGGTTCAGTTGGTGGAGTTCAATCGTTATTAGAGATACAAGCATCATACGCACAAAAACTAACAAGCTATGAAAGTGCGATAGCAATGATTAACTTGATTTTTGGATTTAGTGAAGATGAAGCGAGAAAATTGTTAGGAAATCCTAAAATAGAAACACCACCAATAGTATGAGCCAAGTTACATTATTAATACAGCCGAGTGACGTAGTAGCGTTAACGCAATTTGACGGGAATATAGATACTGACAATCTAAAACCAATGATTTTTATCGCACAAACAACGCATTTAAAATCATTTTTAGGCTTGAAATTGTATAATAAAATATACAATGATTTTGTCGATGTTAATTTAGCAGGTGAGTATCTTATCATTTATGAAGATTATATAAAAGACTATTTATCCTATTATACCAGTTCTTTATATGTAGATTTTGGAAGTTATAAAGTTTCTGAAAATGGAATACATAAAATAGCAGGCGAAAATATGACATCAATTGATAGTTCAGAGATAGAAAAATTAAGCTTGAAATACATGACGCTTATAGCAGGCGTACAAGCTAACTTTTTAGAATATGTTTCAGATAAAAACTTACCCGAGTTGACAGATAAAACATTAGAGGTGGAGGACTCTTTTCCATGGCGATAATTCAAAATATAAATGTATCTACCGCTAATGATGGTTTGGGAGATACGTTAAGAAATTCACAAGTTAAAGCAAACGAAAACTTTTCAGAATTAAATACAAAAAAAGTCGAGGTTGTTTCGGGGCGTGGATTAAGCGAAGAAAACTTTACTACTGCAGAAAAATCTAAACTTGCAGGACTCGCTACCGATGCAGAAAAAAACGTACAAGCTAATTGGAATCAATTAGATGACACTCAAGATGACTATATTATTGGGAAGCCTGCAATACCTACGGGGTTCAGCGAAGTTTACGAGGAAATATTTTTATCTTCAAATACAAACACGTTTACGTTACCTGTTGGGGCGGTACCTCAATTCATATCAATTGATAGGGGGGTTCGATATAAGTCAATAGATTGGACAGTATTTGGTAATGTCGTTACCATTTTAGGTGATGCGTTATCAGATGCGGATGTGTATATAGTAGGGTTACAATCATAAAAAAAGAAACATGGGTAAAGCAATATTTGACAAAGGAATTAAGATAACAAACGGGCAGGACGTTACAACTGCCCCAACATTTTTAACTGCAACAAGCACCAACGGGACAATTGAGAAAACAGAGCCGTTGCAATTTGCAGGTAATTCAGCGGGTGCAATATCGGGTTTTGAAATTACGAACAACGGTAACGGAACTGTTAATATAGCGACAGGAATAGCGATATTAAGAAGTGCGAATAATTCTACTTCACCATTGGTGAAATATACTATTTCAGCGCAAACAAACATTAGCTTAACCGATAACGCTAACAACTTTTTATTAGTTAATTATAACGGTGGAACGCCTAATATATTGGTTACTACTAATCCAAACGATATAAACACTACTACTAATTCAATCATATACGTAGTTTCAAGGGTAGCAAACACCTTAGATTATATTGCTTTAATTGGACAAAATGTAGATGCAAATGCAAAGTTAAGACGTAGATTCTTAAATAGCGAGGGACTTACAAGGTCACAAGGAGCTATATTAACAACGTCTAACCGTAACCTATTAGTTACAGTAGGATTATTCTATTCGGGACTTATTGAGGTTACAACACCCGCCTTTGACACATCGGGCGCAGATACGTTTACACAAGCATATATAAATGGTACTTGGGTACGTACTGCAGGACTTTCTCAGATTAATAACACACAATATAGCCTAGCAGGGACGTTAACAACATTGCCAAACAATAGTTATAGAGTTGACTACGTATATATTTTAGCGGACAATCCAAGTAAGTTATATACTATTTTAGGAGATGCACATTATAATAACTTAAGTGATGCGAGATTATCGCCCGTTCCTGCAAGTTTGCCAACTGAATTGCAGTATCTTGGCGCAAGAGTAGGGCGTGTTATAATTCAGAAAAACGCTTCGACAATGGAAGTTTCAAGTGAATTTACAACGATATATGCATCAGCAACAGCAACGTTACACAATGACTTAGGTGGTTTAAACGTAGGTGATTATCAGCACTTAACCGTTGCAGAAAAATCTACAATATTCGACCCTAAAACAATAAAAATAGCTTTTTTAGGTGACTCAATTACTGCGGGTTCAGGTTCTACAGGGGGAGCTACAAGTTACGCAGATATTTTAAATAATTTATTTTCTTTTCAAACATATACTAAGCTAGGGGTTAGTAGCGCAACAGCAAAACCGACTACCCCAAGACCTCAACTTAGTACTCAAGTGAGCGCAATTCCTGTTGGGACTAATTTTATCACAGTAATGATTGGGATAAATGATTGGTCAGAAAATACAGTAATCGGAGATGTGAATGCTGTATTAGCAAAAAGTTACGGAGCTTTAGACCAAAATCTATCCTTTTCTGAAGCATTCAGATACAACATGGAAACTATAAAAAATAATTTTCCTGATGCACAAATAAGAGTTATTTTACCAATAAAACACGGGTCAGGATGGGTAAGAGATTTAGACTTTAAATTCTATATTGATGCAGAAATACAAATTAGTAATTTTTTATCTATTCCTGTAATAAATGCATACGATGCTTCTTTATTAGCAAAAAACTCTCCTTATGTTCCTGATGGCATACACCCAAATGATATAGGTTACAATATGTTATCAGAAGTTGTAAAAAAAGGTATAATAGACAATAAAACAACTAAGCAAGACAATTCATTTTACAACTTATTAGTAGGTTCTAGTGTAAAAAATGGTTCTACGGATGTTGTTCAAATTACAGGTGGGGGGTCTACAACGGGTAGATTTTCAATAGGTAGTTTATATACAAGTGGTAGGTTCACACAAATAACACCATCAATTATAGGGGGCACGCCTAACATACAAGCGTATTTACAAGGCACAGGAACGGATAGATTAAGTTTACAAGGACTTGGAGGAAACCTATTGGTAGGCAGTCTTTCAGATAACGGTTCAGGTGACAAATTGCAAATTAATGGAGGAATTTCATCTAGTAGTAGATTTTCAATAGGTGGTTTTTCGGCAGGTGGTAGATTTATGCAATTCACACCATCATTAACTAGTGATGCACCTAATATTCAAGGGTATAACACAGGTTTTGGACAGGATTATATAAGTTTACAAGGACTTGGTGGTAAATTATTTATAGGCAGTCTTTCAGATAACGGTTCAGGGGCTGATGTTCAGATTAATGGTTCTATATATACAACATCACCTACCACAAGCGCAGGAGGTTACGACATTCTTACAAGGAATACAAGTACAGGACAAGTTGAGAAAGTGGCTAGTAGTGGATTGACAAATAATGTACTATCTAATACTACAAGAATAACGCATACAGGTACTACATCATATACCAATCTTGTGACTATTAATATACCAGCAAATTTTATTACAGAAGGTGGTTTATATAATATAATTGTAGGTGCATCCAGAGGCGGTGCAAATGCAACAGGAAGTGCAACTTTAAATGCTTCTTTTGTTTCAAATACAGACCAAAATGACTTTATAAGAGGCGTGCAAATAGGGACTGGAAATAATTTTAAAGCAAATGTAATTCGTACAGTCGTTTTCAGAAGTGGAAACAGAGAGATGTTTAGTAATTCAGGCGGATTTTACTCAGATTATAGCTCAATACAAACTAATGCTACATCGTCTTTTGATATAACTGTATCTAATAATCTATATGTAGGGATTATTTTGGCAAATGCATCAGATATTGCTTATTTAGATTATGTGTCAATTGTAAAAATATCACAATAAAAAAATAAATATATGTTCGAAATAAATGAAATTAGTTTAGGATTACCTGCAAAAGTAGGAAAACAATTATTGGTACGTCCTATCATGGAACACACACGAGTTAACACGTGTTCGGTATATTACGAGGTGCGTACATCGGATAACGAAACAATAGCAAATGGTAATATGCAACTTACAGCAGAGCAATACGATGCTTGGAGTGACGACAACACTTTTATTGAGAATATCGTGTTACAAAATTTAGGATTAACTTTAAAAACAATAGAAAATGAGTAAATTTTTAAGCCTTAACTGGCAGGACTTCGGAAAAGGTATGTTAATGGCAGTATTAACACCTGTATTGGTAATCATTCAACAATCAATTGAACAAGGTTCTTGGATATTTGAATGGAAAATAATAGGCTTATCGGCTATCGGTGGTGGATTAGCTTATTTAATCAAAAACTTTTTCACGAAACCAATTGAATAATTTGTATTTTTGTATTTGATGGAAAATAAACTTTTATTAGAAAAAATAGATAGGTTGGAAAGTCATTTCAAAGTTTACAAAACGGATATGCAGGACGTTAAAGACGTCCTGAAATCCGTAGAAACTTCTTTAATAGGGAGCAACCTAAACGGCAATAAAGGGATAATTCATTTATTGGACGATATTGATAAGCGAGTTCACAAGATTGAGGAAAAACAAATATTGTATGAAGAAGCATTTTCTAATTATAAATGGGGGGTGCGTAGTCTGGTTTTAGGAGTTGGTAGTTTAATATGGTGGTTCTTTACAAAAAACAAATGAGTTTAAACAACGATGGTTACAAGTTAATAACAGATTTTGAGGGATTGAAATTAAAGCCTTATTTGGATTCAGTTAAAATTCCGACTATTGGATATGGCAATACCTATTATAAAGACGGTAGGCGTGTAACCATGTTAGATAAGGAAATAACGCAAAAAGAAGCGTTTGAGATGTTTAAAGAAATAGCAAACCGTTTCGCAAAAGCCGTAAGCAAATCTTTGAAGCAACCAGTTACACAAAATCAATTCAATGCATTGGTATCTTTAGCCTACAATATAGGTACAGGTTCGTTTATAGGTTCTACATTACTGAAAAAAGTAAATGTAAACCCAAACGACCCAACTATACCAAACGAGTTTAAAAGATGGAATAAAGCAGGTGGTCAAGTTTTGAAAGGTTTGACAAATAGACGAAATTACGAGGCAGAAATTTATACTACTAAATAATATGGCAAATCTAATTGCAGACCATAAAAAAGGCGATACTTGGGACGGGTTTTCATTCTTGTTTGAAGAACTTGTTAACGATGTTTACGTACCTTTCAATCTTACAGGCGTTACTGCTTTAATTCAGTTCAAGACTAATCCATTAGGAAATGCAGTATTTGAGTTCAAAACAAGCGATGGTACTATTACCATTCCTACGCCGTTAACAGGACAGATATATATGATGCCACGAGTTATGAATTACGAGGCACTTACATATTCGTTTGATGTTCAGCTAACTTTATTAGACGGTACAGTTAAGACTTATGTAAATGATAATTTCAGAATAGTACAAGATATATCGAGATGAGAATAACAGCTACACAAAATATAAGTCAAATAAGTGTTTTAACTTCGCAAGATGTTACTTCACAAACAATTACAGTTGCACAATTAGGTGAGAGAGGTTACTCGGCTTATCAAATTGCTGTATTTAACGGATTTGTAGGTACAGAACAGGATTGGTTAGATAGTTTACAAGGCGGTAGCGGTGGAGGAACTAATAGAGTGTTCCAAGAAGTACCAACAGGACTTATAAACGGAGTTAATGCAACTTTTACAAGTGTCAATAATTTCGTATCGGGTTCATTAGAAGTCTTTCTGAACGGTTCTCTACAAAAAATAGTAAATGATTATCAGGTAGTAGGGAATAATACAATAAACCTAAATTTTTCACCTTTTACAAACGAAAATTTATTAATTAATTATATAAAATTATAAAATGGCAACAACACAACAGGCACAAAGGCAAATAGCCGACGGGGCAATTAATGATGCAAAAGTACAGGCTGGAGCAGGAATTGCATCCTCTAAATTAGCAGACGGGGCAAACTTCATCAAAAAAGATGGTACCGTAACAATGACGGGGGCTTTAAATATGGGTTCTCAATTGATTACCAATGTACTTACACCCTCAGCAGGTACAGATGCGACAAATAAGAACTACGTAGACACAGCTATTACAAACGTTACAACCTTATTTACAGCAAAAGGAACTGTTAGATTAGCTACAACGGCAAATGGTACATTGGCCACAGCTTATGCAAATGGGCAAACAGTTGACGGACTTACTTTGGTTACTGGTGATAGAATTTTGATTAAAAATCAAACGGCACAAGCTGAAAACGGACTATATACCGTAAATGCATCAGGCGCACCTACAAGAACAACCGACATGGACACATGGGGTGAAGTACCGGGCGCATGGGTAACGGTGCAAGTTGGAACGGCCAATGCGGATACTGTATGGTTATCTACTGCGGATGCAGGTGGGACGTTAAATACAACGGCAATTACTTTTACCAACCCAATAGGTGCAGCGGGATTAAGCGCATCCAATTTCGTTACAAAAGAAATTCCATCAGGATCAATAAATGGGGCAAACGTCACTTTTACTTTGGCAAACACACCAACGGCAGGTACTGAAGAAGTATTTTTAAATGGAGTTTTACAGGAAAGTGGAGCAGGAAATGATTATACTATTACAGGTGCAGTTATTACCTATCTTTCAGCACCGTTAACAGGTGAAAAATTAAGAGTTAATTACAGAAAATAGTAGATAATGGCAATTACACAGATAGCCGATAGACAACTATACACAACCCCGTCAGGTGGCGGGGTTTCTATAATTAGTGCAAATGCAATTATTGATTTTGGTAACGAAAATAATAGTGCGTTTATAACAATTAGCAACGCAGTTCTGACAAATTCAAACATATTAGGATATTCTTTTATTCCGCAAGATACTGCTGAAACATCGTTAGAAGATTTTAGTCTTAACGGGGTTTCTTTTAGTATTCAGAACATAATTGACAATGTAAGCTTTGATATTGTTGGAACGGCAGTAAACGAGGCAAGTGGTAATTATACCGTAAAATATTTAATAACTAAATAAAAATGAGTACAAAAATTCAAGGCGGTTCGAATACCGCAGGCGTTGCAAATGTTGATGTAAACTATCAGTTAAAAACGGTCACCGAAACAGATGCTTATACTAATGGCAATTATGTAGGGGCGGTTCGTTCGTTTGGTGAGGTCGATGGGGGTTATTTGACTGGAGCCGTTAAATTGAAGCCTATCGAGATTGATAGCGATTACCGTCAAAGAATTTCGCAAGATTTTCTTGTGGATGAAGAAAATTTCAATTACACCGCACAAAATACAGGTAAGCACAATCTAGCTACTACTACTATGACTGCTTCTTTTACAGCAGGACAGTTGACGCTTAATAGTGGTTCAATTACAACTACAACAACAGGGGCAGTATTGTCTACTTACGCTTATGCTCCTATTATAGGGACTACGACAATGTCATTAGATACTGAGCTTGGTTTTAGTGCACAACCATCGGCCAATGTTTTCGTAGAATGGGGTATAGGTATTGCAGGGGCGCAAACAGTAGCGCCTACAGATGGTATATTTTTCAGATTGAACTCAGCAGGGTTACAAGGGATATCTTCTTTTAATGGTACTGAGGTTTCAACAGGGATATTCCCTTTAATTGCAGGAACAGGAACATGGGCTTATACTAATAATAAAAGATACCAATTCATATGTTACCAATCCACAGTTGAAGCTGTTTTTTGGGTAAATGATGGAACGGGTGCAGTTATGTTAGGTTCGATTCAATTGCCTGCAGGACAGAGCAGAATGAGTATGTCAAATGCTGCACAAGTGTTTTTTAAACAAAGAATTACAGGTGGTGCAGCAGGGAGTGTTTTACAAACAGTAATCGGTGCGTATTCTTTACGTATTGGCGGGGTGAATTTCAGCACACTACCTAGTACAAGTGGTAACCGTATGTTTGGGTCTTATCAAGGATTAAGCGGTGGTACAATGGGGTCATTAGCGAATTACGCAAATAGTGCGAACCCAACTGCTGCAGTTCCTACTAATACAACTGCTGCTTTAGGTTCAGGATTAGGGGGTCAATTTTGGGAAACAGATACGCTTGCAGTTACAACTGACGGTATTATAAGTAGTTTTCAAGTTCCAGTGGCAACAGTGAATATATCAGGGCGTAGGCTTTGTATTCGTTTTGTAAAAATTCAATCGTTTTGCCAAACAGCGTTAACAGGTGGTGGTTATGTTGCTCAATGGTCTTTAGCCTTTGGACATACAGCAGTATCATTAGCAACCGCAGAGGCTGCAACAACTAAAGCGCCAAGACGTGTAACTTTAGGGATTCACGGAGTACCGTCAGCACTTGCGGTCAACTCTACTTTAGGTGATATTGTGATGGATTTTGGTGACGCTCCTGTTTTTGTGAATCCATCGGAATTTGTACAAGTAGTAAAAAAGAAAGTGGGTACAGCACCAACGGCTGGAGTTATTGGGCATATGATAACAATTACATACGGTTGGGAATAAATCAATCTTTGGCACGCTAATTGTTATATATATGGAAAGACTAAAAAATTATGAGCAACTTATTCAACAAAATTTCGTTAATTTTATTCGGGGGAAAAAAATTAACGCCGTCGGAATTTTAATATTACTTACTTCATGTGGTACAAGAACCGCAGAAACTAAGTTCACACATATTAAAACCGATTCAATTAGTATTAACAATAAACGCACGCTATCTAATAGCGTGCGTTTTAATGATATATTATCTGTAAAAGCTAGAGATAGTAGTAAGCCTTTAATTGTTAACGGTATATCGTACGAAAACGCTTTAATTACGTATGATAAGAGTATTGTTAAAGAGAATAAAGA